CACCTTTCAACGCTTCACGGGCACGACGACCATTGTCTTGAAAAATTGGAACAACAATATCACAGGTGTGTATTCCAGATTTTATTGGTGTGGACCTATCGTGCCAACTTGACGGACCTTCCTGATAATTCCCGCCAATTCCATAAAACTCCAACGCCTCCCGATAGCGAGCGTTTTCGGCTTTCAATTCAACCGCCCATTCTTCGTTGGCTTCCGCTTCTTTTTGCCAAGAATCCCTGCCTAAGCGAAGAGTTGCGTTTTCGGCTTCGAGCTTCTCGATCTTTTCCATCAGTGCATCAATGTGCGTTTCTGTGGGGGTCATTTCTTCCCCTTTTCTTTTGGGGTGGGGCAAGTGCAGATGAAAATCAAACAACTTGGTTGGTGCGTCATTGGAAATTTGCCAGTCTGAAAAAGATTGGCCAAAAAGTCAGATGGAAGACCACCAGAAAAAAGGCAATATCTTTGACCGATATTCTCACAACGATTTCGGACCGGTAGGTTTCAACTTTCTCTTTCATATTTTCCCTTTCTTAAAATGACCCGGTGGGCGTTGCTTAATCACGAATAAGGAGAAATTAAAAACAACCCACCGGGCAATCCATTGGCCTATTCCAATGAATCCTTCAAAATGTCATCAAAGTTCCGATCAAGAAAAAGTGCCCAATCGGAAGCATGAATGCACCGGGTGTTGCCACCATTGTTGTCATCAAGCTTTATCCGATCCAACGCCCTAACGGCCGCCGCAAAGCCTTCCTTGACCCCGACCCGATAGGCCGCTTCCCGGGTTTGTGGGTTGTGCGTTTCAAGCATTGTCTTTGTGTTCATTTGAAATCACCCTTTCAGTCATGCCACGCTTGGTGGCGAATTGGTTCCAAGCATTGATTGCTTGTTCCTTGGTTTCAAAACACCCAACGTAAACCCTTTCACGGTTGATGGTGGTTTTGACCACCCATCGGTAGGCTTCCCCATTGCGCTTCATCAGAAACACGCACCCGGGCTTTGCAAGCACCCTATTCATTTGCGCACCCCCGCCCGGTCCGTTGCCGTGAAAACACTTTTCAGCAAATGGAAAACCCCAAGGCCGAGCAATCCACCGAAGACAACACAAAGGCCAAAGCAAATGCACATTCCACACAAGAAAAGAAATTCTCCGAACATCATTCAGACCCCCTTTTTTTCATGCACCTTTGGCAAGTGCGGCCAATCAATACGGTTACAAGTTCACCACACTGGCGGCATGGGGTGCGCCGGCAATCGGCGCAATTCTCATGTTTGGACCCGTGCGGCTTCCCACATTTTTTGCACGGGGAATAAATCCCCGAGCGCATTTTATATTTGAAATTTGGATCAGTTGAATTCATGTGAACATCCAGACAAAGAAATAGGCCGGCAAGATTACAATGGCGCAAAACATTGCCAACAATTCTAGTGCTTCAAAGGTTTCCATGGTGTTGATTCCGTTTTGATTCGGTGGGGGTGTGGTTTTTTAGACCATCCCCCACCGGGTCCAATAGAAAGGAACCACCCGCAACTATTTGGACCCCTTTTTCAGTCTGATAAAATCTTCAACCATTTGGATGAATTCAATGCCTTGGGCATTCAAAGGCTTGCCTTGTTCTTCGGCCGAATTCTGAAGCCAAGTGGCAAACCCCACCGCATCATCAAGGCCGATTTCTTCAAGGGTCATGCCCTTATACTTTTTCGAGAATGGCACCACATACGTCAGGCAAGCATCATCACCCGGTGCCATGTCAAAGCTTGGTTCCCCTTCCCCGTTGGAAGACACGGGGGAAATTGTATCTTCAAACGGGGCGGGGGATTGTTGCGCTGCCTTTGGTTGCGTCTTCACAGTTGTTTGCGGCAGCACCACACTTTTGATTTCTTTGGTTTCGGTTTGCGCTTGGGCCATTTCTTCTTGCGTGTAAAGGCCGGACAGATCGTTCGGAAACGCCTTTCGCAAAGCCAAAGACTCGCTGACTTTCGCAATCATGAGTGCAGGCATCTTGGCCCACATGAAAGTCAGGCTTCCATCATTCTTGCGTTGAGCATATTCATCGAAGATTGCGATTGCCGTCAACGCTTCCCGGAATCCTTTCTTGTACACGCCCACCTTGCAAGCGGCCGGTGGGGTTTTCTTCAACCACACGTCAACCCATTTGCCATCATCACCGCACCATTGTGGTTGGGTCTGACCCTCATATTGCCCGGACCTTTCGGCCACCAGACGGAAGCCGTCAATGCTAGTCTGAATCTGGACCTTGCCCCGGTTGTCTTTGATGAAATAAATTTGCCGGGTGATCGGATCAAGCCCGGTGCGCTTGCATTGCTCAACAAAGAATTGCAATTCAAGGTCGGTTGCGCCTTGGGCAACCGTGGCCTTGATCAGCGCAACCTTGTCTTGCGTGAAAGTGTTTTGGATTTGTGTGTTGGTTGTGTTTACGACAGAAACGGATTGATTGTTCATCTGATTGGTTCCTTTCATTGCTTGTTCAGATTTACTTTGACGTAGGTTGTACCTTTTTTTCGGTATTGATTCAAGTCAACATTTTTCAATTCTGGAATTTTTTTGTAATCAACGGACCCTTCACGCTCAACAAGTTGGATGTTGATGCCTTCACCCTGCACTTGGGTTGCGCCATTCTCGGAAAGAATCTTTTGGGCAAGGGTTTTGATTTCTTCGTCCAGTGCGTCCAACGCTTTTGCCGCTTCAACCGAAGCGCACTTCAATGCGTGAAGCTTCACAATGTCAGGTGAAGCCAGTGACACAACCGGTGCCGGCAATGTCCCGGCCTTGATTGCGTCAAGGTCAGAAAGAAAAGCTTCGGCCGATTGAAACAACGATTGTTGAAAAGCCTTGTCAGCCTTCACTTCCTTCACGGAAAGTTCGCCATTGTGGACAAAGGCAAGCCAAGTGGTGGAATATCCAGTCACAGCCATTTGCCATTGCACTTGGGCAAAGTAGTGGTCCGGGGTGCTTTCCACATAGGCCGCAAATTTCTGCACCGTTGTGCATGACTTCACTTCCAAAAGCAATTCCCGATCAGCGTCAAGGCCGTCAAGGGACGCAAAGAACCGGGCATTGATCCCGGATTCGATGACGGCCGGTTGGAAATTGAAGCCTTGCCCATTCAATCGGTCACGCACCACCGCTTCCCATTCATGACCGGCGGCAAAGATGCCCTTTTGGTATTCGGTCAATTCCTTGGTGTGCCCCAATTTTTCCATCATCACTTCCCCCCGTTTTTTGAATGCGCCTTCAGACCCGTGGATTGAAGCAATGTCACTGCCTCCAATCCCGTTGACCCGATACGCAAGCCATTCCGGGGTGCCTTGTTCAAGGTTGATTTTCTTGATTGTCATTTGTGGTTCCTTTCGAGTTGGTTGATTTACTTGCTCACTGCAAGTTTTCGGTTGATTCCGAAACGTTTTGAATAATCGGGTCAAGTTCGCTGAAGAATCCAAAGCGGATGCGCCCGGTCCGGTCATCGGTTTCAATGCAAACGGCCGTGCAATTCCATTCGAATGTTTTCGAGCGAAGGCCGGCACCTTCCGGTGATTGGTAATAAAAAAAGATTGGGGTGTTGTCGGGCAAGTCTTGGGAATTGAGAACGGTTCGAAGTGCCCCAAGGGTTTGAATTTCAGGCTTTGCCATTTGTGTGGTTCCTTTCGGTGTTGTTGTTGGAATCAATTTACTTCATGTCAAAACTGACTGCAAGATCAAAATGGGATTTCTTCATCATCATCCGGCCCGGCCGCCCTTGCCCGGAAATCAGTCTTGAACTTGACCGGTTCTTTTTTTGTTTCGGCTTGGTGTTGTCTGACCATGACCGGGGCGGCACCATCTGCATCCGGGGTGAAGTCTTTGGCATAGTCAAGACCCCACACGGGGATTCTGTCGGAATAGTTTTGGCCAATGGCACATGAACACCGGAAGCCATAAACCCCGATCAATTCCCGGTGGTGTGCAACCACCCACCCGGTTGATTTACAAAAGCCGCAACTTGGGTTGAAGGTTTTCATTCAATGGCCGCCTTTCTTGTGAATTGCCCAATCAGCTTTTGCGCTTCCCCGGTGCCGATCTGGTCCGGGAAATTTTGCGGTTGGTTCAAGGTGCCGTTGATTGCTTTCTTGTTTACGGTTTGGGCAAGGCCACGGACTTGCGCAAAGAAGGTGCCCTTGTTGTCTTCGGTCAATTCGGCACAGATGGTGGACCACCCGCCCATGCGTTGCACGCATTCCCACCCGATTTGGCCGATCCATTCCCGGGCTTCGGTGCTTCGGTATGAACCGAACTTGGAAACCGCCCCAATGACTTTTGAAGCAACATCTTGCCCAAGGTCCAATTCCGTTTCAACCGGCTTTACAATGGCAATCAAGGCCGATGGAAGGGGAAAGAATTTGTTTGCCGGGTTGCGCCGGTATTCCTTGCAAGCCTTCACAAGTTCATCAGGTGAAAGGCACGACAAATCTTCGGCGTACATTGCAAATTGCATCGGGGTGATTTGGGTCCGGTAATATGCGGCCAGTGCTTCCAAGATTTCAACAATTGCCTTTTTCATTACTCAACCCCCATCAGCTTCAGGGCGGCTTTTGCCGCCATTGCGTTGTGCGCTTCCCGGGCTTCCCCGTCTGACTGCCGGCTTGGTGCCACCCGTCTTGAATCCCAAGCCCGGGCAAGCCAGTTGTTTAGGAACCGGGCAAAGTCTTTCTTGCGCCGTGCCGGGTTTGATTCCTCCCACGCCACCGCCTTCAGTGCTTCCCCCTTGATGAAGGCCGCATCAGGGAAGGCCGACAGCATTGCGTCAAGTTGGGTTGGCTTCACCCCCCTTTCAAGCCAAAGTGATTTCAATTCACCAACACCATCAGGGAAGACAACCGAAGGTTGCTCTGACCTAGTAGTGTTCTGTACTGTACTGTGGTGTATTGTATTGTATTGTATTGTAGCGTTCGGATTCTGTACGGAATCTGTACATAATCTGTACGCAATCTGTACAGATTCAATCTTTTCAATGGCTTGCACCAATACCTTAGCAGAAATGCCAACCATTCTTGCCCAATGATCAGGATGAACCTCAACTTCACCCTGCTTGTTCTGTCGTGAAGCTTCGCAAAGCAAAAAGACCAAGCACAGCTTTTCTTCATTGGTGAATTCGAACAGCTTGGCATCAAGTGGGAAGTCATTTGACAAGGCGAACCAATGCGGCCGCCGGTAGTCTTTCCGCACTTGGTGCTTGTCCCAATTTTGGAACTTCAAGGTAATGGTTTTTTTTGTTGTCATGGTGCCCTTTCATTGATGATGAAAGGCAAAAGTGCTATGGTCAACCCAAGCGCAACTTTCACCTTTCGGTTGCGTGATCCCGACACCCTTGCCGGGGTGATTCTGGAATCTTCAGCCCGGGCCAATCCCCGGGCTTTCTTTTTGGTCATACCCCATTGTTCAAGGTTTTGACAATGGCGACAATTAAAAAACGGAATAAACCATTTTGGTTGCACCAACCGTGTACTTTTTACCCTGTCAAAAAAAACAATAAATAGTTGTTGCGTTGTTGTTAGTTTTGACAGATACTCTATTCATGGGCAGCAATCAGGCGGCCCGGAACAAAGGAACCACAAATGAACACCTCAAAACAAATCACCACCCTTCAAGTTGGAATGAAAGTCATCAACAAAAACAATCCTGAATGGGGCGTCTGGACTGTCATTCGCCACTACCATGAAGGAATTTGGGAAATCCGAAACCACAGAAATGAAACCACCCTGTTTGAAAGCGAAGCCCAAAGATTTTGGGAATTAGCATAAGCAATCAACACGCCCCACGGACGGGGCACAGAAAGGAACCACAAAAATGAAAACATATACCAGAATCACAAAAAGAATCCTTGAAGGCGAAAAGGCCGGATATATCACCACCGATGTTTTTGAAGTTGCGGATGAAGCTGAAGCGAAGCTTGTCATTTCATTTGCACCAAAGGGCGCAAAAGGCGGTGGAATTTTTGGCCCACGGTATGAAATCTTGGCGCATGATTTCGTGATTGAGTGAAATAAAAAATGCCCCGGGTCACATAACCCCCGGGGCATCTTCCCCCAACATTCAGGGAGAACAGACAACATGAAAAACAACCAAAGTCAGATTAAAGAAAAATGTGGCAACAATCAACCTTTTTCACTTGATGTTGAAGCAAGCCCGGTCAAGACTGACACCATGGCGAGAAAATACCTAGTACCGAAACAACACACCCTCAATCTTGAATTCATGCAAAAGAATGACTTGGACCTTTATGAGATGATGGACCAACTTGAAGTTGCGTTGATTCTTGAATCCATCAAAAAGTGCAACGGCAACTATTCGGCTGCCGCCCGGTTGCTTCGAATCAACCGCACCACATTCATGATGAAGCTTTACAAAGTTCGGCATTTTGACGTGCCATTTCCAAAAGAACCGGAAGCACCCAAGCCAGAACCAATTGAAGCTGAAAGCTGAAATAGGTCAAAATAGGCAACACCATGGGTGAAAGATTTGGTGGCCGAAAGAAAGGCACCCCCAACAAGACAACCCGGGAAGTCAAAGAATGGTTTGCGTTAGTCTTTCGGATGATCCAGAAAGACCCGAACGTGAATCTTTTGGCTTGGGCCAAGGCCAACCCTTCGGAATTCTATCGGCTTGCGGCAAAGCTTATCCCGGTCCAAAACCAAGTGACCGGGGCCGAAGGCAAGCCCATTGAAGTGGTGGCCAAGCGTGACTTCGAAGCCTTGCCCATTCAAGACTTGGAAGCAATCGAAGCAATCCTGAACAAGCCAAAGGAATTGGAGTGAATGAAGCGGAAATCCGGGCATTCTATTCTGCCCTTGCAAAGAAGTCTTTCAAGCACTTCATCAAGCTTTCCAAACCTGATTATGAATTCAACTGGCATCACCTTCGCCTGATTGAAAAGCTTCAAGACTTTGCAGACGGCAAAATCAAGCGTTTGATGGTCTTCATGCCACCCCGTCACGGGAAGTCTGAATTGACCTCAAGGCGGTTCCCGGCTTGGCTATTGGGACGGAATCCCCGGGCCAAGATCATTGCCACGTCATACGCTGCCGAACTTGCTTCAAGCTTCAACCGGGACGTTCAGCGCATCATTGATGAAGACAAATTCCAAGAATTATTCCCCGAAACAAAACTGAACGGGTCCAACGTCCGCACCACCAAGTCATGGCTTCGCAACAATGACATTTTCGAAGTGGTCAACCATGGTGGATTCTATCGGTGCGCCGGGGTGGGTGGGGCAATCACCGGCTTGGGTGGTGACTTCCTGATTGTGGATGACCCATTCAAGAATTATGAGGAAGCCAAAAGCCCGACGATTCGCAAAAAGGTTTTCGAGTGGTACACGTCGACCCTTTACACACGGCAAGAAAAGAATGCCGGCATTCTAATCATCCAAACCCGGTGGCATGAAGATGACCTTGCCGGGATGTTGCTTCAGATGCAAAGGAAGGGCGGTGACTTTGCCGACACATGGGAAGTCATCAACTTTCCGGCCGTGCTTGAACATCCGGCAGATGATGACCCCCGGGAAGTGGGGCAAGCCTTGTGGCCGAACAAATATGATGAACGGTGGATGAACATTACCAAAACGTCCCTTGGGTCTTTCCAATTCTCTGCCCTATACCAACAAAACCCCACCCCGGATGAAGGGCAATTTGTCCGGGCCTCATGGCTCAAATCATACGGGGTCACCCCGGATCATTTCGACAAAGTGTGTATGTCTTGGGACATGACCTTCGGAAGTGAAAAGAAATCGGCCGATTTTGTGGTGGGTGCCGTGTACGGAAAGGTGGGGTCAAGCGTTTACCTGATAGACAAGATCCGGGGGCAATGGGATTTTCCCGAGACAATCGCACAATTCAAACGGCTTGTTGCCAAGCACCCCAAGGTGAATGCCAAGTTGATTGAAGCCAAGGCCAATGGCCAAGCGGTGATTGATTCACTGAAGAAAGAAATCGGTGGCATCATCCCGGTTGTCCCAACGTCTTCGAAGTCATCCCGGCTTGCCGCTTGCCAACCCTACTATGAAGCCGGGAACATTTTTTACCCAAGCCCGATGATTGCGCCTTGGGTCGGGCAACACATTGATGAATTGGTTGGATTCCCAAATGTCAAAAATGATGACTCAGTGGATGCCGAAACCCAAGCAATCCAATGGTTGCTTTCAAGTGGTATTGCCAAGTTCTCTGACAGCTTCACCGATTTTGTTCCTTCCGGGTTTGATAACGGAAAAATAAGTTGGTAGGGTTGTCACATGGGTCTTTTGAATCTATTGCTTGGCAAAAGCGGCAACCAATCACAACCAACAACACCAGACGTTGAAACAAAGAACGTCCGGGGGGTTGAAGTTAAGGTTTTGGAAATCGGCACCCCGGGCACTGAAATCTATGCCGGTTATATTTCCGAAGAATATCTTCGGGAATTGACCGGGAAAGAATGGGCCGACAAAGTGGACATGATGCGCCGATCCGATGCCAACATCAGAATGGTGTTGAATGCCATCAAGCTTCCCCTGAAGTCTTCCCCTTGGACCATTGCCGTGAAAGAAAAGTCTGAGGAAGCCGAACTTCAGAAAAAGCTTTTTGAAAAAATCCTTTTTGAAGACCTCAACAAGTCATTCACCCAATTGCTTGGTGAAATCCTGACGTGCTTGGATTTCGGTTACTCGATTTTTGACATTACCCATGCCATCAAATCCGATTCTGACCTTGGTGGATACAATGGCCTCAAATCCTTGGGCTATCGTTCACAGCGCACCATTGACCGGTGGAATCTGAATGAATCCCGTGACCTTGAAAGCATCACCCAAACGGCCTATGGGGATGAAGGCGGTGCCTATGAACTTGATGCCCGGTTCATTCTGCACTTCGCACCCGAGCGTGAAGGCGACAATTTCGAAGGTGTCTCGATTCTCCGGGCTTGTTATGGGCCTTGGTTCCGCAAGAATGAATTCTTGAAAAAGCTTTCCATCGGGATTGAAAAGTTTGCCGTTCCAACTGCCGTGTTGACTGTGCCAGAAGGCACCGAAGGCAAGCCGGAAATGGCTGCCGCAAAGAAGGCTTTGTCGTGCTACACGTCCGGGGCAACCAACTACCTGATTCTGCCCGAAGGCTTCAAGCTTTCTTTCAACAACGTGAGTGTTGACGTTGAAAAGATCAGGGCGGCCATCAATGCCGAGAATCAAGAAATGGTGAACAGCATTCTTGCAAGCTTCCTATTGCTTGGTCAGAATGGTGCCGGGTCACTTGCCCTTGCCGGGTCACTTTCCGATTTCTTCAGTCAAACCATCCAGTATATTGCCGACCACATTTCGGAACAATTTGAGCGCAAGATTTTCAAGCCATTGGTGCAGATGAACTTCGGCCACACCCGGGTGCTTGTTGACCTGAAGTGTGACGGGTTGGAACACCGGGCCAATGAAGCTTGGGCAAACATGGTCAATGGCTTCATTTCGACCGGGGCAATCAAGGCCGATGAAGACCTTGAAAAGAATCTCAGGGAAAAGTTGAAGTTGCCGCCGGTCCGGGAAGATGAACTTGCCGGCATTGGCGCACCCGGACCATTGACCCCAAGCCCGGGACAACCCGAAGGTGCGGACATTCAAAGCCAAGCATTGAACGGGGCACAGATTGCAAGCCTTGTGGACGTGATCCAAAAGGTTGCGGCCGGATTGCTTCCCCGTGAATCGGCGGTTGAGATTCTCCAAGTGGCATTCCAACTTGACCGGGCCGAAGCTGACCGGGTGCTAGGTGGTGCCGGCGGTTCATTCAAGATTGATCCGGGTGCCCTGAAGTCATTGGCCGAAAAAAAAAAGCCAAAAAAAGAACACCCTGAAGCGCAATTGATCCGGGACGCATCCCGGCGAATCCGGACCTTGGGGCGTGCCATGCTGCCGGCATTTGCCACCAAGTATGCCCGGGCCGTCATGATTCAAAAGGCCAAAGCCAATGAAGCAACGGCAATCAAGGCACCCGTCAATGCGTCCGTGCCAAGCCTAGCAGCCTATCAGAGCGCACTTCGGGCGGCCTATGCCATTGCATCAATCCAATCGGCAGACCTTCAGGAAAAGGCGTTTAAGGGGTCCAAAAGGAAGCTGTCGGAATTCCGTCTTGCATCCACCAAATTGAAGCGTGTGACCGATGCCATCAGCCAATTTGAATCAGCCTTGAAGGAATTGGAAGCGGCGCAATCCCCCACCGAACTTGACTTAGCCATTGGCCGGGTGTTCAGCGTATCGGACCGGGTGAACGGAATCTTTTTTGAATACGTTTCCTTTCCTCAAAAGCAAGCCATCACAGCCAAGGCCGAAGTGTTCAGTGACACCCAAAAGAATGACATTGTGAAGGCGGTTGACCTTCAATACCAATCTTCCCTTTCCTATGCCGATGATGACCAATTGGAAGATGACATGATGAATGCGGCAGAAAAGGCAATCAACGGACCAATGACGGTTGCCGGTCCGGATGTTCAAGCTTCCCAAGTGGTCAATGAATCGCTTGATGAAGCGGCACAGCGGTTCAGTGAAGAGACCGGGATTGAAATTGTGTCACACACCTTTGTGGCCGTTGATGATGATGCCACCACCGAATTGTGTTCAGAACTTGACGGGTCCACCTTCGGGCCGGAAGACCCCGATTTCAAGAAATACACCCCACCCCTTCACTTCAATTGCCGGTCATTCATGCAAGTGAATACAAGTCAGACCCGGGACAATCCAGAAATCACCGGGGCACCCAAGCTTTCCAAAAAGGCGCAATCCCAATTGGTGCTTGCTGAATCGGCACCGGCACCATTTGAATTGGCAGAATACCAAGGCCGGAAGGTTGAACTTGAAAAGCCATTCCGCACCCCGGAAGGTCCGAAAAAGTTCGGGGTTTATGTCAAGAATGACAAAGGCAATGTTGTGCTTGTCCGTTTCGGTGATCCCAACATGGACATAAAGCGTGATGACCCCGAGCGAAGAAAGAACTTCAGGGCAAGGCACAAGTGTGATGTGGACCCCGGGCCGAAGTGGAAAGCAAAATATTGGTCTTGCAAGTTCTGGTCAGACGAAAAGGTTGGCGAACTTGTTTGACTGTCAAAATAAACTGAATTGAAGCACGACAACAAAAGTGAAAGGATTGTTTCATGTCTAGTGGTTACAAGATCAAGATGACAAAGTTCATTCTCGGTGATGATGGCTTGGTGTCATCAACCGGTGAGCGCATCCGGTCCATGCAAATCTTGCGCACCGGTGCCTTCAGTGATCCCCGGTATGGCCGTTTTGAAATCACCAAGCCAATGTTTGCTGACATGGTGAAGAATTTCTCCGAAGGTGTTCGGGGTGTGATCCCTGCACTTGATTACAAGCATGAATCGGATGATGTTGCCGCCGGTTGGTTCAAAAGCCTTTACCTGAAAGAAGACGGGGAAGAACTTTGGGCCGATATTGAAATGACCCCCAAGGGCGAAAAGATTCTTGGTGACAAAGAATTTGGGTATGTTTCGGCAGACTTTGACACCGAATATCAGGACAATGAAAATCTGAAAAAGTTTGGCTGCGTTTTGCTTGGTGCAGGTTTGACCAATCGGCCAGTCATTAAAAGGATGGAAAGTGTGATCCAACTTTCTGAAAAAGAAAAAGACCCCGTTTCTGAAAAAATCAGCAAGCTTGTTGGTGAGGGTTATCCTCAAGACCAAGCGGTTGCCATTGCTTTGGAAATGGAACGAAAAGGCAAACTGTCAGAAGGAGACAAACAGATGGAAGAGAAGATGAAGGAAATGGAAGCCAAGCTTTCTGAAATGGAAGCCAAGCTTGCCGAATCTGAAAAGATGTGTGCCGAATACAAGGCGAAGCTTGCAGAAATGGAAGCAAAGCCGGCCGAAGAAATGAAGCCGGAAATGCCCGAAGAAGAAAAGAAACCTGAAATTGAAATTGAACTTGCCGCAGCCAAGAAAGAATTGGCCGAAGTGAAAGGGAAATTGACCCTTGCTGAAAAGACTTCGGAGTTTTCCATTCTTTTGGCCGAAGGCAAAGCTTGTGAAGCACAGCGTGAAGCATTCATTGCGGGTGACATGAAGTCTTTCATTGAAAAGGCCGTCCCTGTAAAGCTTGCCGAAAGCGGCCATTCCGCAAAACCCCCGGTTGAAGTGGGTGGGGATGCACAAGAAGAAGTTCTTTCACTGGCAAAAAAGCTTAGTGAAGAAAAGAAAATCAGCATGAAGGAAGCAATTTCCCAAGTGCTGAAAACCAACAACAAGCTTGCTGAAAAAATCAGCAAGTAACAGGAAGGAAAAAAAAGAATGTCTCAAGTTTACTTGAAGCCAATCATTCAAGCTTTCTCTGCCGGTGCCGATCTTTCGGCGCATCAGTATAAGCTTGTGAAATTTGACGCAACCAACAACAGCGTTGTCCTTTGTGGCAATGCTGAAAAGCCCATGGGTGTTCTCATGAATGCCCCGGCATCCGGCGAACTTGCTGAAGTTGCCGTGCAGGGCGGTGCCAAGGTGAAAATTGGTTCCACCATGTCCACCCTTGGTGGTTCGATTGCATCCGCTGCAAACGGTGTTGCCCGTGCTGCCGTTGCCGGTGAATGGGCAATTGGAACACAGCAAGATGCTGGTGTTTCGGGTGACATCATCCCGATCATTATTGACCTTCACCAACTTGACGCATAATTGAAAGGAAACAAACACAATGGCACAAACTAAAGCAATTGTTGATAAGTTACTGACAAATGTGTCGAACGGAATTTTTCCGGCCGGCTACATTGCCGACAAAGTTCTGCCTGAACTTGTCGTGAAACAAAAGTCTGGATTGATTGGGTCTTATGGCAACAACCATTTGCGCCTTTCGGATGACCTGATTGGTGGCCGTGCTGAAGCACGCCGTGCCGATCCGATCACCCGGGCTTCCCAAACCTATCTTTTGGAATCACACGCCCTTGAGGGTGTTGTGACCCAAGACGACTATGCCAACGTTGAACAGCCTTATGACGCTGAAGCGGATGAAGTTGCCGGCCTGACCCACCTTGTTCTCACGAACAAAGAACGGGCTTTCGCAAGCACCCTTTTCAGCACTTCGGTTTTCACCGGACGCACCACCACCCCCGGCACCAAGTACGGAAACAGCCTTTCCGATCCTTTGGCCGATTTCAAAACCGCACAAAATGCGGTTGTGGATTCTGTCGGGATGCAGCCAAATGCCGTGATTATGTCTCAGAAGGTTTTCAACATTCTGAAGTATCACCCTCAGCTCGCTGACGTTCTCGGTTTCAAATACAATCAAGCCGGTTCCCTGACTGCACTTGACATTGCAAACGCACTGAACGTTGAAGAAGTGTTGATTGCCAATGCACCATATAACAGCGCAAAGGAAGGCCAAGCTGACTCCATGACTCAGATTTGGGCCGACTCCATGCTGTTCTATGTGAAGCCGAAGGCGGCCGCAAAATATCAAATCAGCCTTGGATACTCCATGAAGCTTTCCGGGATTGCCGGACGTGAAGTGTACAAGTATGACCTGAACAATCCTCCCGGAAGCACCGGAATCATTGTTCAAGACGTTTATCAGTGCAAACTGGTCAACGCATCTGCCGGTTACTTGCTGAATTCGGTTCTCTAATTCTCCGATGCACCCCACCCCCTTTGGGAATCCCTTTGGGGGTGGGGATTTTAACAGAAAGGAAGACCCACGGTGTACGCAACAACACAAGACATTGAAGGCGAATTCAAGGCCACACAATTCACTTCATCATCTGCCGTGACTTCCAACCAAGTGCTTGATTGGATCAAGCAAGAATCAGCCTACATCAACGGGATGATTGCCCTTCGGTATGTCACCCCGGTTGCTTCCACGTATGAGGAAGCCTTTTTGATTCTCAAAAGAATTTGCGTGTACCGGGTTGCCGAGCGTGTGAAAAACAAGCTTGAAGTGAAATCTGGAATTTCCCAAACCGATCAGGAAGTGAAGGCTTTGAACTTCACCCGGACCCCCAACGCTGACTTGAAAGCGATTGTTGACGGGGATTTGATTTTGAAGGGTGTTCCCCTTGTGTCTTCAACCGGTGCCGTGTCTTCATGGTGTGAGCCGGATTGTGATGCATCAGACTGCCACACCTTTGACGGGTCACAACAATGGTAAGCTTCAACGTTTACAATCAATCCATCTTTGCGGTTCTGTCAAAGTATGGTGAACAGGTGTCGGACCTTCGGCCGCCCCTGCTTCAGATTGCCAGAGAATTCTATAAAACCAACAAGTTCATTTTCAAGGTTGAGGGACCGGGGAAATATCCCGACTTTACAGGTCCAAAGATTGCCCAAACATGGCAAGACCCGGGCCGCCCTTGGATGCG